TTTAGCAGTTAACTTAAACTCGTGATCGTGCAAATGGAATACGTTATTCCCACGCTCTTGAATTGACTTTGTAAATACACCTTTAGCGTGTACGTCATCGTGGTTATCCATCCACATATAAGTATTGCCTACAATAGTACGCTCTAACTTGTCCTCTGTATCGTTATAAGCCTTATTAGTCTTTATAACAGCATCGTTAGCCAAAGTAGTTAAACCGCCCTTAACGGTCTTTATTTCGGCTTTTTTTAAAGCTATTAACTCGGACTTACGCTCTATTAATTCTTTAATTTCCATCTTTAATAATGGTTTTATTGTCCTGTAATTTTTCTATTTTATTATCAATTATCTTGATAAATTCAGGATTCTTAATTGTTTTCTTTATTTCTTTTAATTTCTCTACTTCCTTATTCATACTGCATTATTTCTTTCGCTCTATTACTGACTTCTTCTGGTGTTAATGCACCTAATGATTGAGCCATTTGTAAATTTGCTAATTGGTCTTTTTTAGTTAAAGCCTTTTCACGCTCTGCGAATTGCATAAAGGATAAGTGATTCCAACTAATAACTAAGTCAATATTTCTTTGTTCGTAACCAAATATGCGCTCTAATCCATTAACAAGGTCATAACCTTTAGGCTTTAAACAATACTCAACGTGCATTAACCTCGCTTTTTCTTGGTTTTCGTATGTAGATCCATTAACGTTAACCTCTAAAACATCTCTTGGTATTCCGTAAAAATTGCCAATAGTAAAGTAGTCCTCTCGGTAACTTTCATCTAACTTCAAATTAGCAATATTATCTACAAACCTTTTTATGTCTGCCATAGTTTTTACAGCATGAACAGGTTTGTTTTTTCTTACGTTGCGTTCAATACTATCCTTTTCATCACCCGACATTGGCGCACCATAAATATCAGTTTCTTTATGTTGACCCGTAACCATGAACTTACGGCTAAACTCTAAGTTGATGCCTTTAGCATCTAACGATTGGTCTGAATTATAAATAACTTTGTATAACGCATCAATAGCAGAGTTGCCACGATACCAATTACCGACACCATTAGACAAGTCAAAGAAAGGCATTATATCCTTTAATGTATAAGTTGTATAAGTGCCATCTAAATTGTAATACTGTATTGTTTCACGCTCTAAATCATTAAACGATTGTCTTGATAAAATGTTCTTATCTAGCTTTTGTATTAGTTCTGTTTCCCATACAAATCTTGATGGGTCTAAAAAATAAGATACAGTTGAGTTATTTAGTGTTTTTGTATTAGTGTATAAATATGCAGTGCCTAACATATTCCAAAACATATAATCCCAAAGGTATTGCCTTTGCGTTTGGTATAAATTAGGCTTTTTTAAGAAGTTAACTAACGGATCATTTTGCAATACCCTTTCATTTCTAACGGCATTTATTTTAGCCAATGAAAACATATCGCATTGCAGTTTAAATACTTTAAGCACCGCAGGATTGCAAAGCACAGCATCTAAACGCTCTTTTTCTGTTCTTAATTTTGTTGTTTTAAGGTCTGAATCGAATAACTTAAAAAACCAATCACCATTGGTATAACGTTCAGCTTCGTATATGTTAGTGGAGAATGGGTTATACATTTAGTTCCCTAGTGTGTTTTAATGACCAGTTTTTTATAAGTATTACAATGGCACAAAACACGTTAATTAATATCAAAGGAATTGATACAATTAAGATAAGTCTTGGTAATAAAGTAAATGCAAGGAATAACCGAACACTTTTAAATATTCGTTTACCCCTTGCAAATATTAACTTTAAAAACTCAAACAATCGATGTTTCACAACATTGAACACTATTTTACAAAACTAATAAAAATATTTTTAATATATGCAAGTTTTTTTATATTTTTTTTATTAAGCCTTTTTTATGCCACCACATAGCCCCATACCTTATGCGGTCGCAATTATGAACTAACACCCCATTAGCTATATATTCGTGGTTATGTTCAATCTGTAAATCATAAACTCTATCGACACCACGTTCTGCAACGTGTAGCTTTTGAATATTTATTTGTATTAAATTCTTTTCCACATTTAATACATTTCCTGACAACATTGTCAACACCCATTTTACGCCTATATGCTGATTTGCATTTATTTGAACAAAACTTTGATTTGCTAATTGTTCTTGTTTCGTAATTAGACTCGCAGTGCAAACATTTTTCTGTTCTGTATTTATTTTTTGCATACATTTTTTTTGAATGTTCGCTATGCCATTTCCTTCCTTCTTTTGATTTGTGCCAATCTTTAGCTGCTTCAATACCTTTTGTGTAAAATTTTTTAGCAAATTCAGGGTTTTCTTTAAACCTTTTCTTACCCTCATAACGCATATGCAAAGATCTCTTAACCAAATTAAGGTTTTCAAACGAATTGTTGTGGGTGTTACCGTCGACATGATGTACGTCATATCCTTTTGGTATAGCTTTCTTAGTGTAATACTCAAACACGACTCTATGAAGTCTTTTACAACCTTTACTGAAATACCTTTCGTTATTGTATAAATAATAAGTTTTTCCATTAAAGACTTGCTTAGGTATATCTTGTCTTTTTGCGTTATTTTTATTGCCTCTATCCATCCTCTTTGGGTTTTAATTAAATGATCAGGTGTACATTCCAAAGATAATAAAAATATATCGAATTGTATCCTTAATTCGATTGTTTTCTTAATTCCATTATCAAACACATCTAAAACCTTATTAAAGCCTTTTGAGGTTTTTACATAATCGTTTTTTGTTATATTTTTTATTTGTTTTAACCCATCCTTAGTTTCAATAAGTGTTTCGCCTACAAAACACTCGTGATTATGCATATCAATAGGCTTTTCTAATTGGTTTCCGTTTTTGTCAACGTCCCAGCAGTAAACACGTTGTTCATATGCTATACTTTCACTTGTATCTGTATAATAAACGTCCAAGTTATGCAATAAATCAATACCATCTAATATCTTCTTAGAACTGCCATCAATAGCTTGTGCATATTCCCATCCTGCACGTCTTAAAGATAATATTTTTTCTGGTCTGTTACTGTCGCATATTATAATAGCATTCTTAGGTATGTTTAGCTTTTCAAACATCCAAGTTACAAAGCCATCACCATCACGTCCTTTAATTTGTGCTAATTCTGATGAGGTGATTGTTGAGCGTATTTCATTTTCTGATTTGTAGTTAAGTGAATGGTTAAATAACATACCATCGTAATACTTTATTTCACCTATTGCAAAAGGATCTTGCTTACCCCAGTCAACTGTATAAATTTTAGGTGCATCAATAGATAAATACTCGTGGTATGTAATAGGCTTCCAAAAGAATATACGACCCTCAACGCCACCGATTTGACCTAAGCCATAAATGCGCCATTTATTAGCCCAATACTCAGACTGTACGTTTTCAGCTTTATCGTAGTCCTCTAAGTCTGGATTCTTATAACCACGCTTCTTATAATTTAGTATTTCGTTAACCTCTTCTTTAGATAGGTATTCGTTATCAAGGTAAGTAAGAATAAGAAAGTCGCAGTCATCACGTGGTAACACTTCCTTATGAAACCAAAACGATTCGTTAGGATTGAAGTCTATAATAATACGTTTAGCCCTTGATGTTAACTCTCGATACGTTTCAAAGTTTACTTTATTAGCTTCATTGACAAACATTATATCACTTCTTAGCCCTTTACCCACGTCCTCTTTATCTAAACCCAAAAAGCGTATAAAGGATTTATTAGGAAATTCTATTTTGGGCGCACCAAAGTCAACACCAGTCGCTTTAACCTCATCATACTTATTAAAAGACCTAAGTATATTAATACAGTCTTTAATAACCGTATCACGCATCTTAGAAAGTTCTGCTGATGCTATGTATATCTCTTTGTTTGGGTGCTTAATTGCGTGGTTAATGATAAGTATGAGACAACTATAAGTTTTTGATGCGCCCTGTCCCCCTTGTAAACCCCATATCCTTTTCTTTAATGCTGATATTTTACGAAGCCCAGTTGTTACAGTAATAGCCATTTTAAACTATTTTATAACCTTGTAATTTGTTATTTTTAAGCCTATTTAATATTGCAGTTTTTCCTAAATTATGACTTCTTGATAAATCCCTAGCCGAATAATAATACACACCAGTATTTAAATCTAAAACAATATTTGAATATGGTAATGGTTTCGATAACATTTTTTTAGAAATAATTCGCTTTGATATTTCGGATAATTTATTTTTTGTGCTTTGTTTTAATTTAGTGCCTATCCTAGATTGCCTTATGTTTTCTTTATGTTTGTCTGTAAAAACAATGCCTTGTCTAGAATTACTTATTTTTAATTTAGTCGCATCAGAGTGAACAAATGATTTATTTATAGTATTAACTAATGATAGATTTAAACCATTTTCTAAGACATTATATAAATCTTGATAATATCTTTCCTTAATACTTAATTCATTTATATTACAATAACATAAAACTTCAAACTTATGTTTATCAAAGCCGTATTTTTTTAAAGAATTATATAATTTAACTTGACCTTTACACATAAGACGTTTATATTCAGTAAATCGTCTTTTTACACTAACACTTTGACCAACATAAACTAATCCATTAGGGTTTGTTATTTTATAAATACCTGCATCATTCTTCATTATCTAACGGATCAATATTTAATATTGGTGTTTGTATCTTTTCGTTTTTAGAGGTCTGATCTATTCTATCAGTCCATCCGTGATTAGATTTTAAATTCATTATAGCAAGACTAGGAACTATATCCCCTGTTTTACCGTGTGAAAAACAATTACTTTCACATTGTTGCTCAAGCCTTTTGTAAAGCGTCTTACACTCTTTAAATTTGTCTTTAAGATAAACAAAAATTTCTCTGTAAGTATCTAATTCACTCGCAACCTCACCAATAAAATCTAGTTTCTTTTTTTTAGCAATAAGCAAAGCGGATTCCATAAAATCAATAGATTCGTCTAAAGTCCATTTTTCTGCATTCTTATTTTTTTTTGGTGCACCAGCCATTACAACAACTTTAATTTAATTATACCATCTATAATTGCCTCTTTAGCTTTTTTAATTTGTTTTTCACTATATGCCATAT